TATCATTATTATATAAATGATTATGCCTATAGGAATAAGTTGTGTAGATATCATCGCATATTTCAAGAATTCCACCGACTATCAAAACAAGCCAAAGAAATGAAAACTTCACTCGGACCTCCTTACGTTTACGTCTCCTATTGAAGATAAGTCCGCCAATAAAAAGAGGAATCATAAAAGCTATAAAGTCTTTAAATGTAAATGTTAACAACGCTTCCATTAATAAGATCCTTGTGTTTTCTTGCACCTACTCAGATTGTTAGACTTACCTACCTAATCAAGTCTCAGCTAATTCAGTTTAGCTTACCTAGGACCGTGTCGTGTATAGTTTCCTTTTAGAGCGTTGCCAAAAGCTCCTTGTGGCATGGTAACCTCCTTTGTGAGTTCACCTTTTAACTGCCTGGAAAGCTGTCGATTATTCTGATTGAGTGTAGCGCTCAGCTGCTCCGGAGTAATACCCTGGAGATGAAACTCCTGATTAATCGGCGCGTGTACAGTTGTTTGCCTACGGTTATCGCTGTTAACGTTCTGAACACCAGTACCAAACCCTGTACGCCCCAGAGTTGCATCAAGCGGTTGGCCATTTCGAAGTGCCTCAAGCTGAGACACGCCGATCCGGTTCGTTGACGCCTGGTCGAAGACGTACTCTCCTTTGTGAACAATACCCGCGGGCTGATACTTACCACCGGGGCCGGTGTAACCGCCGGAGGAGAAGCCAACTCCTGACACAGCCTGGATATTTGAGACGATACTGGCAGTCTGTGCAGCGATTGAGGCCATAGCGATGATGTTGGCCGGATAAGGCGCGCTTACTGCACCGCTTGCTATAGCCTGCTGGATTTTCACCATCGAGTCAGCGATAGCGAATGCCTTACTCGCAGCAAAAGCAACCTTGTAGATTGCCGATTGCTCACCAAACCCCGTTCGCATGATTTCAGCGGTGCTATCAAACAAGGACTGCGTGGCCGCAGATATGATGGTGTTTTTCTGAGCCTCTATGACCTGATTTGCATCCGCTGCACGCTGACGAATAGAGGTCATTCTGGCCTCACCCTCGGCAGTTATTTCACCGGCCTTCGCATAAGCTTCCTCCTGAGCTGCCAGCCAGCGCTGGAGCTCTTGCTGAGCCTGTCCATATTCGTTGATTTGCCCCTGCATCCCCTCAAAAGTTCCTGCGAGTCGCCCTCCTGTGGGTGTCAGGTTTCCTACAACATTACGAACCGTCGAGGGCAGTTGCATATCGGTGTTTTGATAAATATCTGCCCGCGTTTTTTCATATTCACCGGGTTTTAGTTGCCCGGTTGCTTTGGCCTTCTCCAGCAGTTCAAGACGGGTTTTAAGCAGATCGTTGGTCCGCTCATCCTTCGTCTTTACCTGTTCCTGCATCTTCCGATAATCGTCCAGGGTTTTTACGGAATTTTGCAGTGCCTCCTGCTGCTTATACGCCTGGAGGATTTCATCTGAACGGGAAAGGATCGACTTCTGGTCAGCGGTGAGCTGCGTTTTAGATTTGAGGTCAGCAATCTGCTGCTCGAACTTGATCCGAGCCTGTGTCGCGCTATTAAGCTTGTCACTGGCATCCAGCTGGGACTGCATGGCAGCAGTCTGCTGGTTTATCTGATCAAGCAGCCGGGTTGCTGCGTCCTCTGTATAGGCTTTTTCTTTGTGGGTCTTAGGCTGCCCAGCTTTTTTGGCCTGCTCAAGTTCCTTTTCTCTTACAGCAATTAGCGCATTGGCCTGTTCGATTGCTTCTTTATTTCCTGAGAAAGCAATTTTTCTGGACTGTGCTCTTGCCTCCTTTAACCGAGCTTCTGCACCGGCAACCCTGTCTGCCGCCAGATACTCCTTATTAATCCAGTCAACGGAATTTTTTACCGCCTTATTACCTTCAATGGTAAGTGTGTTCATCGTGGTTTGCAGATCTAATGCCTGGCCGATAAACCTCATCGTAGGGTCAATTGCGCCACCAAGCGCTACGTTTTGCCTACCCTTATCCGCTGCTGTGTAATAATTTTTGACCTCAATAGCTGCAGCTGTCCACGAATCACCTATTTTCAGGATCTCCCGTCGATGCTTATCAATATCAGCATTCAAGGCGGTGAAATTAGCAGAGTCCTTGTATTGGGCTACCTTTGTCCTTGCCTCGTCATAACTAAAACCAACGTCGATAAGCTTATTTATTGCTTCGCTCGCACCGTCATTAGTCGTTATAAACATACTACTGACTTCATCAATCGCCTGACCAGTCTTGTCAGATATGGCAACCAGATTAAGCGCCAGCCGTTCTGCAGCATCTCCGTTAGCGCCAAGAGACGTTGTGGCTATTTTTGTCGCAGCATCAATTTCCTGTCGGTTCTGATAGACGGCATAAGTTAGCAACCCAACTGAAGCAGCTGCTACGCTATAGGGATTAACCAGACCCATGACATATGTGCCAACGCCCTTAATCGCTGGCCCAATGCCGCCAAACATATCTTTGAGCTGACCGCCCTGCTGCATAAGAACCATAAACGGTGACTGCCCGGTAGAAAGACCGACAACGATATCGGTCATCTGAGCAGGGATCATGCGCATAGCGTTGGCAGTCTGAGCTGCAGATTGGCTTGTTTTACCCAATTGCGCCTGGGTTTTCTCCAGAGCATCGCGGGATTCTGCAAGTTTACTGTTGAGGCGATCGTAAGCCAGGGGCGACAGCATCCCGGATGTTTTAGCTGTATCCAGCTGGCGCTGCTGCTCGTTAAGGCGACGGAATGCTTCACCTACGGGATCTATTTGGGCCTCAAGACGACGCAGTGCATTTACCTGCTCATCATGTGCTTTTACAGCCTCGCGCTCGGCTTGCGCTTCGCCAGTGACTTCCCGACGAGTCTCCTGCAGTTTTTTGCTGTATACATCATATTGGGAAGTATTAATTGCGCCCGATTTAAAGGCAGTATTCAGTTCACTTTGTTGTTTTTCAAGATTGCGAAGAGCAGCTGCCAGAGGGTCGATTTTATCGAGCATTCTCTGGAATGCATCAGCCTGCGCCTCCTGCTGCACAGCAGCCAGTTTGCTGGCCTTCTCTGCTTCTCGTTGAGCTTGTGCAACACCACTTAGTTCCTCAGTGGTGTCATTCAGCATCTTAGACAGCGAACGAAACTCTTCCTCGTCAATTAGACCCTTATCGAAGTATTTTTTTAGCTTACTATAGCGGCGACCGACTGTATCAATTGCAGTACCAACCGGATCAATGGCTGCTCGTAATTTATTGAGAGCATCTTTTTCATCGTCAGTCGCTTTTGTCACTTTGAATATGCTGGTTACAGCCTTATCACCAGACTGAGTCATCTTATCAAGCGCAACAGTAAGGCTGTCAGCCTGCTTCTCTGCCCCGGAGCTGTCCAGGCGTATCGCTAGCCGTGATTCTTGTTCTGCCATTTACCTTTCTCCAGGCAATAAAAAACCCCGCCGGAGCGAGGTTAGAGCTTTAGAAACTGTTAGGCTTTTAATTCATTGGCGGTGAAAAATTATTGCGCCGATAATCGCCGCAAAGACCGACAGCACAATCCCTGCGATCAATTTTACATTGACTTCAGCCAGCCTATCACTGGCCTCAGTCTCGTCAGCGCGAACTATTGTCTTCAAAGGGGTAACGTCACTTCCGCAATGCTTGCACTTCACCGCTTCAGCGCTTATTAACTCTGCGCAGTATGGACATTTGACTGAGCTTGCGGATGGTTTGAACGTCTCGCCGACCAAAGCGATGATGATTCCTGCAATCGCTACGAACCCGCCAAATATCATGTAATTTTGTCGTGAAGACATTAAACCAAGGTTGTTAACTCTGTAGCCATCACCAGCAACCACTGTCACATCCATAAACAAGGCTGACACAGCGAAGATAATGCCAATTGCGATAGCTATATATCCGATAATCTTCACATCCATATCTCCATAATGAATACTTGCACTCAGAGTAACAGCGATACTCGTATGTGGTAAAATCACCTGATCGTTTATCAGGATGTTCGCCCCGTCTGTATCAGTGTAACTTAGAGAGTAAACCCCAACAAAGGAATTACCATGGATAAGTTCGACAGAAATGTACAGCGTGAACTGCTGAAAGAACTATATGAAACATCACCGTATGGTATTAACCATGAGCGAGAAGGTCACTATAAATCAGCATTTGGTAGCGAGGATAACCTAGTAGCAAACCTTATCTACCTTCGTGACCATGGGTTGATAGACTGTCATTTAGAGCAAGTCATGTCCGGAGCTTATATTGTTATGCTCGGTAACACTAAAATAACGAATAAAGGAATTGACTTTATTCGGGATGATGGTGGGCTTAGTGCAATATTGAACGTTCAAACCATCAAATTCCATCGAGAAGCTATCGTAGTCCTCGAAGACCTTATTGCAATGTCCAACATGAACGACGAGCAAAAGGAAAAGGCTAAATCCACACTCGGCGAACTATCAACTGAGGCTCTTAAAACAGTGGTGCAAACCGCGACGACTGCAGGATTGTCCGTATTATTTGGAAAATGACAAGAAACAGAAAAGCAAAAACCCGCCGGGGGCGGGTAAAACGCAGTCACGTCAATTATGATGCTTTAACTTCTTTTAGTGCTGTCCATTTACTAAAAAACAATTCGGCTGAGAAAATCGCGGCATCAGCAATTTCCTTAGTTATTGTGATTTCAGTAATGTGATAGTCCGCTTCATTTCTTGAGTCTCGCATTTGTTTTAAGCTATAACCCATAGCCTTCAACTTGCGCTTGTCATAAGGTTCAGATTTGCATTCTGCAGCATTCGTCATATAGCCAATGAGATTGCCATGGTGATTGCTACTAAAAGCAGGGACATTTGTGAGAGAAGCCATAGCCTCATGAAACATCCCATAGTATGCACGAGATATGCAACTTCTGTAACCCACTTCATTTTCATGGCTGAGGCAGAATTTTGCCGAACTAATGAAATCCTCACTGTTGATAGACATAGGTCATTCCCACGTGTAACTCTCGTTGAGGAGAGAATCGGCCAATAAGGTTACAATCATCAAGCAGTGGCTCATCACAAACAGCTTCTGCCAAAGCATAATTCATTTCTGCAATCGTTCTAGGGTCTTTGTTTTTAATATCGGCAACATAGCAAGAATTGCCTCTTCTACTCACCTCAACCAACCCTAACTCAGCATTAAATTCTTTTGCTATGCGTCCTATAATCAAGGCTAGTGTTTCAAATTGTTGTTGCGTACAACCTGAAGAGCGGTAAGCGTCATCTAACTCTAAAAGCAATTCTTCTTTATGTTTTTCAGCCAATTCCCTGCCCTCCTCATTGGATAGCAGCCTGATATGACGGTCCATATAGCGCACAAGACCATCTCGATCTCCGAATCGGTAAGCATAAGAAAACGCGAGAGATGTCAGTCTTTTTGACTCATATCGATCCGCATATTCATATGATCTATCTTTCAGTAAGTGGTCCTGCCAAGTTAAGCGTAGAGTTACTAAATGATTGTAAGGTATAGAAACATCATCGTACTCTTTACTTGCTTCTTCGAAAGCAGCATTTGATTTTTCGAATTTGCCTGCGACTGCATATAACAACCCCAAGGCGGTTGCAGAAAAAGGAGATGTAATCTGTTCAATTTCACGCAGAAATCGACGATATGAGATATCGTCGAGAGTTGCCCCAGTGCTGAGCATTTCTGCGAACATCTCAATGTACTCAACAGATTTTTCCTTTGGTATGCCTGCAGCCATTCCAACTTTCGCCTTTATCACGTGGGTCTAGAATTCTATGTACTTTGGTTCAGATTAGTCAACCTGAACCTGCCTACAAATTGTGCTGCAGTCACGGCTGAATGAACTTCGCACGTGAAGCCATAATCATTGTGGTACGCCATGAAGAAGTCAGTAGCTCGGAAGTACATGTTAGTATCTTTCACTTTATAACGCTGAAGTTTACTTACCGTCACTGGAAGATGCCGAGGCTCATTTTTTATTACTAGCCCTCTTCTGCGCCTCTGCCCACCCTTCCCTCCAGACATCATCAAGGGCAAGTATTGTTGCATCAAACTCAGTGCGGTCAATCAGGATGGTGCGCGATGCCAGATAAAGCTCAATATCATTCAGGGATAGAGGGAGCGGCACTCCGGCCATGCCGGCATACTTCCTGCCGCGCGATATCATGGCGTAAGCGTTGAGGATCTCCCCAGTGACTGCATCGATTTCAGGCTCTGGAATGGGCGGGAGATTTAGCTTCTCCCTACGCCACTTTGCTTTGTCACCCTGTTCGCCGGCGAATTCCTTTAGCCACTTTTGGGCCTCTATGGCTTTTTTACGGTTTCCTGAGTCTGCTGCTCCTTACCCTGAGCAATGTTTGCCGCCTCAGCCAGTATCAGCCAGTATAGCGCCGGGTGCTGTTTCAGCATGGCGGCCCCAAGTTCTGGGGTGTAGTCGAGAGCAACCTCTATGCCGTCGACTAACTGACCAACTCCCTCCCAGCCTTTAAGCAGGAACCGAGCGGCGTTATCGATCAGCAGGTCATCAACAGAGTCGATATCGTCCACGCTGGCGAGATTAAAATCCGTTGTCCCCACCTTATAACCTGCGTCCATCTTATCGATGTGGCGGCGCACCAGCGCGTTACGAGAGCGATATTGCGGATTCTCGCTGCTGGCCACCAGCAGGCGAAGTTTGAACAGCGATTCTTCTTCCGGCGAGAATTCCTTTTTGCTGCCTTCTGGCTTTTTGTAGGGATAAAACCAGCGCTCGCCATTTAAATCAATTTTCGGGGTAACAATCAGCATAAAAACTCCATAAAAAAACCCTCCAAAGAGGGCCAATGTTAATCACCACCGCCAGTAGTGGCAGGAACGCGGGTAATAGTTGGCGGAGTATTGGCCGCGGTGATATCCAGCTGAACCTGAACAATGTCAGTGCTCCCCGCATCCGGCCAGTCGCCGGAGATCTGCACTTCCGGGAAATCGAAGGTATAGGCGCCTTCATCATTCTCCAGCGTGAAGCTAAACGGCACCGTTTCGCCGGTGAACGTTTTTTTGTAAACCTCCCAGGCAGCCTTTGACCATGACAGCGTGATTTGACCTGACGGGGTAAAGGTTGTCGGAATGTTTGCGCCGGCGAATGCCGAACCGGTACCGATGCAGCGCTGAGTCTGCATATTGTTGTTGAACTGGATGTTGAAGGTGTCGACGCAGAAACCTGTCCCGCCATCAACACCATTTAGCCGGATGTTCGTGACCTCTTTGAAGGAGTAACGCAGCGCCCCCGCTAAATCCACCGGCGAGGTGAAATAGCTGGTATCGTCCCCTTTCGTCTCCCAGTCCAGCCCTGCAAACGTGATGGTTGCAGTGATATCACCATCGGCCGGGATTTCCATCTGGAAGGTGCCAACCTGGCAACCGCGGGCAATCTGGGCAATCCCCACATCACTGGCAAAAGTCGCCACGGAGAACGTAATACGACCATTACCCATCGTCAGCACGTTATTTAGCCATTCGGCGCCGAAACAGCTGGCAAGAAAATCGTCATGCTGATTCCAGCGAAACCGCGTGCCGACATCACCGCCGACATCCACTGTGCCGCGTGAAACACCCTGCGCCATGCGGTCACCAGCGATTTCGTCATTGTCGTTGGTGTTCTGCGTTGGTTTCAGACCAAATGAAGAACGCCGCAGCAGGTTCCATGCCCCTGCTGTTGGCGTGATTCCTGGCGTTGTCTCGCGAATAAACGCGGCTACTACTTTTGCACCTGAGCTCACAGGAGCCTCCTGTTTATTGTGCGCTACAGAGCGCGATAAGGAATTTGAAGATTGAGCTGTAACCAGCCATCGGTCTCGCCTGCCGGCACAGCAGAAACGGCGAAATAACTCAGTTTTCCGTCGTCCTTGAACTCAAATAGCTCCGTTAGCTGATCGGCCGTCCGGGAGATAAGCAGCGTCCCGGCGCCGACCGGAACAAACAGCTGAATGATGAGTAAACCTGTCCTGTGCACGACCGGCCCATTCCCGATCTCAATTGCGCCTGCCTGCCCTGCAATGTTGGTGAGGCGGGCCCAGATATCGCGGCCGCCGTGGTCAAACACCGGACCATTGGGATAATCCACTGCATCAGAGGCAATAGCGGTCTGTGCCGCCATTCGGGAAATGACAGCGTTTCTGATTTCTGTAAGGGTCATTTGTAGGCCTGAATCACACCATTAAACGAGACGGCATAGACGCCTGTTGGCGCCTGCGTTGAGTGACCATTCTCCAGAGGCACGGAGTAAGGCAGGTTCGACTGGATGTAAATCACCGAGTAGGCTGGCGCCTGGTCAATGATATTTTTGCCATTAAGAAACGTCATTGTTCCACGCGGATCCGGTTCGGTCGGGACGGAGTGATCGGGTTCGCCGATGCTGACAAAATGCGATGCCCTGAAGGTTCCTGCGCGATACTCAGCCGGCCGCCTGATATCCATGCTGTCATTAACACGGACTTTTTTCCTGAGCCTTCCGGTTTTGGTCAGGTTAGCAGGATCGGCATAAAGAGATTCGTTCCATTCACCTACCGCTTTGTTGTATTGAACCGCGGTCGCGTTGATGGCCCACAGTTCCGGGTTTCCTACCGGCGACCGTTGAACAATTTCATTCAGCAGTTGAATGGCGATTGTCCGCTGGCGTAGTTTGACATCTTCAGCCACCAGCCCGGCGAATGCCGCCGGATCAATGTTCCAGCCCTTAGCCATATCACGCCCTCCGCAGTTGAATTGAGTACGCAGCACCAGCAGAGTCGGCAGAAGCGGTTATGATGTCGTAACGCTGAAGCGCACCCGTAATCGGTTCCGGTGCGGTGATGATATGCCCGACGGCCGGCTTATCAGTCACCTCGTTAACCAGGGCGGTTAGCTTCACATCACCATGCAGAATGTTAACGCCATCGATACGGCGCAGTTTATAGCGCGCCAGCACTCCACGCCCCGAGTAAGTCACCAGCGCTTCAGTGCCGGTTTCCGTTACCGGGTCCCAGGCACCCCGAACGGTGTATGACCCAGTGAAATCCTTAACGGCATCCTGCAGGTCGGTATCGAAGGCTGCGGCGACCTCATCTTGCAGTTCGTCACGAATGCCCATTGCACCCACCAATACGCTGCTGAGGTTTAACGATCACAGTACCGTGGAGTTTGCGGGTATAAATTTCGCCGTTGCGCTTAACCCGCAGCGGGAGCGGAGCAAACTCTACAACACCCTTTGCCGGGTTTGCGTAAACGACATAATTGATCGGGTTTCCATTCACAAACACATCGCGAGGGCCGAGCCCGTCACCGGCATAATGCACATCAGTGTTTTGCATATCACCCCCTTACCAGCCGTACCTGAGACTGACTAACGCCATAGGGCTTTAGCATTGCAAGCGCCAGCTGCAGATCAGAATCAAGCAATGCCGAGCTGTTGGTAGCGAGTTCCGCGAAGGTCTTTGAAACGCTGACATCATCGGCATCTACCGTCTTACTCAGCAACACACCAGAATCAGTTTTCTGCTGATAAAGGCCACCATTCGAGGCCGCTAGCGCTGCATAGGCGCCAGCCTGCTTCACATCGTAAGGAATGATGATTTCGTGAGTTGCCTTATCGCACGGCATTTTCAGGTTAAGTCCATTCATCCAGGTATTAGCCATCAGCACAGATTTGGCTTTTTTGCTTTCATCTGTCCAGGTGGCACCGAGAATCGAATTGACGTCTTCAACGGTGATGAAAGTGATCATGCATCACTCCATTTCTTTCCAGCCGTGCGCCTTCCAGTTCTCCACTTCATCAGGGTGAACGTTGGCGGTATTGGGCGCACCCGGGAATGCCGGGAAATCGGTAACCATCGCCACCAGCTGCGATGTGGTCGATACGGGTTCGTTGTTATCCGCCTGCGTAGACGCAGTTTGCTCAGCAGCTCGTTGGGCGCGCTGCTCTTTTGTTAATCCGGCCATTAGCCCTCCACTAAAAAAAGGGGCCGAAGCCCCTGTTTATCAGCCCAGCAACAACGCTGAGTGCGCCGACTTAACTGCCGCTACGCCCCAGGACAAACCGACTTCGTAACGCACCTGGCGATACTGGCGGTACAGTGCTACCTGGTAAGTGATGCCAGATACCGGGTCAGTAACGTTCATCACATCATCCGCAGTATCGCCGCCCTGCGGCATTGCCGGGGTTCGGGATGCAAGCAGGAATGCATTGCGATCAAACGCCATGTTTGCAGTGTAGGCGCCACCAGCGGTAATAGCGGTGTTGTCGGCCAGTGCCTGACGTAAGCCAGGAGCAGCCAGGGTGATTGCTGTGGCCGTCGCAGCAGCAACAAGGTATTTATTGCTGTCCCCGTCAAACGTCACGATGTCGCCCGCTGCAAAAGCACCTGTGCCGGTATCAATGGCAATCAGAATATCGCCTTCAGCTTTTGCTCCATTCACCAGGTATCCGGCAGCCGGAGATGCAGCGCGTTTCTTAACATGTGCGGATTCGTGGATATTGAAACCTTCCAGTCGCCCCACGATACCTTCGCGCAGAAGCGCATCAGTACCGGATTCGTTTACTTTGAACAGAACAGACTGTTTACCGCGGAGGTTTGCGATAGCCGAAGAACCGAGAACCATCTGCAGATCAGTTGTTGGCGAACCATTGTCAGAGAGAACCTGGCGCGCATTGGCCGCATCCGACAAATCACCTGCAATACCGAAAGGAGCGGTGCCGGCCGTACCAACAGCACGAGAGGATGCGAAATACAGAGCCGCGAGATCTGCATCCATCTCATTAGCCAGCGCGCGAAAAGCCTGCTTAAACTGATCAGCAAGAATGGTGTTGTATGTCCCTGCGGGCCCCAGCGCCAGTTGTTCCTCACCGTTCCATTTGACCGGGGCCATTTTGGATTTGGTGATTTTGACATCAACGGTGCCGATCGTCTGGTCGCCGTCATTTGGCGCAGTAGCCCCCGGGGTAATATCAACAGTGGTTGCCGGTGGCGCAACCGGCGCAGTAACAGTCTGGTCCTTCGCCGCCGCATCAGCTTTAGCATTACGCGATACAGCCGGGATAAAACCGACCTGTTCGCGAGATACGGTATCCAGAGCCGTGAAGATAGTCGGGATCAACCCGGTAAGCGTATTAGCCATGTGTATGGATTCCTTGGAGATTAAAATATAGGGTTGGTTGAGCTATCCAGCTCCGGCACCAGCAGCCATCCGGCGGCTGGCAAAGAATTAATCGACGATGGTGATACCGTCTTTGAGAGTTGATTGCTGATCTGTCGGGCTCAAACTGGTAAACGCATCGCGTTTCATCGTTTTCTGCCCGAGTGAATGCTGAGACTGCCGTGAGCCGCCTCCCTGGTTGCCGCTGGCCTTCAGAATGTGGTCTTTCTGTGGGTACTGCTCCACCAGGAACTCCAGCGCCTCATCAAAGGCCGCCAGTTCGCCCGGCTTCGAGCGGGAATAAATTTTGTTGCCAGAGCCATCATAGGCAACGACTTTGCCGTCCTCGACTTTGAAGGACTGACCGAACCGCGCCTGAAGCATATCTGCCGGAATTGCTACTTTATCTGCGATGAATTTCGAGCCAGAGAACCGACCGCCGATCATTTCCTGATAAAGCTGGCCTTCAAGGGTCGTCGCACGCTGAGTAGCTTCATCAAGCTGGGCCTGGAAGGATTTGGTGATATCTGCTTTAACCTGATCAACAGCGCCTGCGTCGATCAGTTTTTTCTGGTCGATTTTAGTCATCATCTCCAGCGCTTCGAGCGCCTTTGCCGGATCACCGATTTTGGCAAACTTAGCCAGACTGGCTTCAGCTGCTTCTTTGGCTTCACGATGAGATTTCGCCTCGCCATTCAGAGAAGAGATTTTCCCAACGGCCTGCACAGCATCAAAACCAACTTCCTGGCCGTCATCGTGGACGTAGACGGGTAAACCGCTGGAATCGACTTCTGCATAGCTTTTGCCGTTAACTTCGACTGTTTTCAGTTTCATGTGGTTACCTTTTCGGTGGTCATCCGACCGTTGCACCGCTCACCATCCGGATCACGGCAATAAAAAAGGCCGCCCGGAGGCAGCCTGATTGAAGACTTAAAAAGCTTTAAAGTCTGGCGTTGCTGAACGCCTGAGCATCCAGGTTACGAAGTTGCTCCAGAGTCAGCCATTCGCCCTTGTCGTTGTAGAAATCATCGGGCGACATGCCGCCGTCACGAATCAGCCGGGCCCGGGTTACGCCAACGATCTGGGACTGTCGCGTGAACGACTGGCGCGAGAACCAGCCCTGATAATCGGTATCCGAAGGCACCTGCCCGTCCATGCTGGCACGTGAGCTATCTGATATTTGCCCAACAGCAATACCCAGCTCATCAGACGATTTCAGGATGTAGGTTTCGACGCTGCGACAGCAGAAATGGATTTTCCCGGGTCCCTGCAGATACGGCACCTTATGGCCGATCGGCTTGTTATCCAGTGTGTACTTGAGGCGGTCGCGAATCCGACAGTCTTTTGATGTACGGTTATCCAAAGTGGATAACCACTGCTTACCCTTCAAAATGTCATCGTTCGCATCTGCAAAGCTTTTCCTGGCCGTAGAAGCAAGATGCCCCACAGCCGTTTTTGCAATACTGCCAGCATTGGTGCGGCTCATCTGCAGCGCGCCATCCTGATAGCCACGGTTAGCATGACCCCGGACCTTTCTGGCGATTTGCTCATGCGTATCGCCCAGGAGAAAACCCTGCCGCACTGTATTGGAAATTCTTGCCATCCTGTCAGCTTCAAGGTTATCTGCCCACTCCGAAAGCAGGCGCCCCTGAAACGGTTGTGCCATCGCAGTTGCGTAAACGGCATCCGGTGAAATGCCCACCAGCGGGTGAAGCGATAGCACATCATCAGGAATCGCAAACTGGAACAGGCTCAGCTGAAAGCCTGCTTCGTGCTGAGCGAGTTGCTGCAGCTCATCAGATAGACCCGCGTACATTGACTGCACAGCCTCGCGATTGAGAGCTCTGACACTAACGAGCAGCGCTTCCAGTCGCGACACGGTAAAGCTGTCAGCATCCAGGCTATCCATCGCCACCAGCAATCTGGCTGTCAGTTCCGCATCGCTGTCATTCAGGATTTTTATCATCCTGTTTGCAACGCTGGTGCTGTACCGCGCTATCCATATCGCATGCGCTATCGATTCATCCTGAAGCTTGTCATTCGCCGTTGCCATTTGCACCACCCGGGTTACTCAGTCCGCCGGCCAGCGTGACCTGCTGATTCCGCAACTCGTCGATTACCTCTTCGGGCTTCGCGTCCGGATCGATAAATTTGAGGGCCTGCAAAACGCGAACAGCATCGACCTGACGTATATCACCACCCTGACGGAGCGACTGAACAGCTGTTGCAGCTGCGGCATCAAACGTCTGGGCTGAAACATCCAGTTCGGTGCGTACATCGACATTGCCGCCTTCTTTCTCGCCCAGCCATTCCGCCATAAACTGCAGGATATTATCGAGCGCATCCTCAAGCGAGCTTGCCATGGTGTAGAGAGGTGAATTCTCCTGCATCCGCTCTTCGTGAGTCTGGTCTAGGGATTTAGTCGATGTGTTTTCCGCGCGCAGCAGTTTTGCGCCGGCCTGACGCATCTGGTTTTCCAGATCCTCAAGGGAAATCTTACCGGCTTCAATCGCAGCCCCGGTATGCTCGACATATTCCAGTCCCTGCCGCTGACGGTCATCGAAACGAGTCGCAGAGGAAGAACCTATCGTCAACGTTTCGCCATCAGCCAGACCGTAAGCCACCAGCAACGGCACACGAGCGACATGAAGGATGTTGTCCTGTTCACTCTGACTCTGCCAGTGCTTGATATTCAGTAAGGCGAGATTAAGCAGTGGCGGTGAACCGCGCATAAAGCCTGTGCGTTTCGTGTAAAGCGTCACCAGGGGAATATCATCTCGACTGGTTACCCACTCGTCGTGAATCTTCCACTGGCTTTCGCCGTTATCACCTTTATTTCGGCGATAAATTTCAACCTTGCCCGGCATGATATGGCGTATTTGCTCAACTTTCGTTTGCCCGTAATCATCGCCATCAATAATGATGACCTCTCTGATACGCAGATCGGTCAACACCACTTTCCCTTTAACCACTTTCGATTTCCAGCCGATGACCTGGCGAGGATTAAGCATCGTGGCATACGGGCGAGATCCTGCGGCTTTTTCGTCGGCTTTAGTTTTTACTGCCTCCGGGTCAATTTTCGGAAAATCCACCAGCGCATGTACCAGACCATATTGGAATCCAATGCTGAAAAATTGCTGTGCCCAGACATCGAGCCGGTTTCCTTCCATATCAATATCTGGCGACAGCTCCCGTATTTGTTCAGGAGAGTCCTCACTCAATACCGTCGGCTCAGCAAACACTCGCCCGATGTTTTGTTTAATGGCCTCTTCATAGGCAGGTAGTAACGTTGCCGAAGCCAAACGCTCCTTATAACTTTCAGGATCTTCGTTCGGCCATTTCGGGAGATACTTCTTGCCCTGCCGGCGCATTTCCAGCGTGCCGCCCATCAGCGCATCATTAATATCCCATGCCTCAACCATGTCGTTATAGTCGAGGTTGGGCGTTGAAATATCAGGCATGGTTTTACATCCGCAGTTGGGTGACTTTTCCAGTCGGTTTGATAATCGGGAATTGCTTCACAATGAAATACCCACCGGCATCGTTGGGGTGATCGTTATCCGCCGTTTTATCCGGCTCACCGTTTTCGCCCCAAACCTGTTGCTCAAGCGATTCGGTGTACACCGGGCACCGCTTTACATTCACTTTGTAGCGACGTTCACCGTTACCATTGCAGAACATGGCATTCATCGCGTTGATGCGGTCTTTCACTGGCGGGTTTGATGCATTAACAACCACATTGAAGCCAGCCTGCTTAAGCTGAGCGATATCCGTGGCGCTGGCATTGCTGGATTTGCGGGAATCGCCGGAAGCGTCCGGGTAAATATAGATTTCCCGCACCTTGCGATAATCGTTGCCGTCGTACAGCCAGAACCGTTCTTTTATGATGCGGATCATGTCAGGGGTGTCGTAAGCCTTCACGATTTCATTAACCGCAAACGGAAGCCCCAGACGTAATACATGAACAACCCCGGCCATCTTCCCGACGTTGAAATCCATACCGATATACAGCGGCTCACCTGGTTGCTCTTCCTCCCGACAGTTATTCAGCTTACGGTCAAACTGATGGTAAATCGTCCCGCTGGTAAGGTTGGTGAACTGGCCACGGAGATAAGCCTTGATCAGCTCCGGCGGGTATGACTCCATCAGCGACGGGATATAGTCCGGCGGCAGATTCTTTTCGTTGTCGAACGTCGAGGCCTGCACCAGGCCGTAGAGCGTTGAGAGCGAAGGCTTATCGCGTACAGCCTTTGCGAACTGCTGATAAACGAATTTAAACCCTTCCGGCGTCGTGGTGACGTCGATCCCGTTACGAAGACCGGCCACGTTGTAACGCATACGAGCAATGATTTTTCGCCAGGCTAACTGCGCCTTTTTGGCGGGCATTACGTCCAGCTCATCAATCAGCGCATTACCGATTTTAAAACCAACGATGGTTTGCGGTTTCTCCATCGAGCGGCAAATCGTCGTTCCTCGGTACTGGCGCCCGGCGTAGAAGTGAACCTCTTTGTTTCCCTCGTTGATTTTGACATGCAGCCCCCAGTCGTGGGCCACCTCCTCAACAGTGGGATAAAAGATGTCACGGATCTGCGGATACGTTGGCGCAAAGTAACCCTGGTTGATTTTGGGGTGTTCCCACATCCCTTTGCAGATACCACCGCAGCCGACCCACGTCTTGCCAGAACCGAAGCCGGCGACGTAGGCTTTAAATTTGTGCTCCATTGCGAGGAATCGGGCCTGAGGGATGTTAAGCGTCGGTGCTATCGCCATCATCTTCCCTCACTCGTGCATCGACTACGCTGATATTGATTGCAACTGGCGTTGGTTCGTCATCCTCCGGATCAGCAGCCAGCTCTTTGCGTAATTTTTCAACCTCCAGCTGCCGGCGCTCAATTTCAATCAGCTGCAGACGCTGGGCGAACTCGCTATCAGCCAGGCCGAGCCGTTTCATCACCGCCTCGAACATTCGCTCGCGGCTGATAGCGGTTATCTCCACACTGTTCTTTCCGAGCTTAACGCCGGAAAAGGCAAGCGCAGCATCCGGCGCCAGCTTGCGTGTATCGGCGAAGAAAGTCTGACCTATGCCATCGCCATTACAGCGAGGGCATTCCGGGTTAGGTGCGCTGGTGTGGTCGTAACCGTAGCCACCAACATCGACGGGCTCGCGACGTTTTCGCTCAAGCGCTTCGAGTCGCTTCTCTTCGTACTCAACAGCATCACGCCATTGGTACTGGTGACCGAAGCCCCAGCAATAGCGGCAACTCCCGCGGCGATACTGTGATAGCTGGTTGGCGTCGAAGGTGGCCAGGCGCCACATCTGCTCAAGCACTTCATCGGCACTTCCGAGCGTGCGCACAATTGATGCTTTCTGCTGCTGCGCAATGGCCTGCGCAACTGAAGTTTTCTGAAGCAGCTGATAGCCAATTTGTTCAGCAGTTTTCTTGCTGTACCCGGCACGGATAGCGGCCTGCGTGGCGTTGTTGTCCTTCAGGTATTCTGCGACAAATAAACGTTGCTGATCGGTGAGGCCATCATCATCCACCAGCTCTTCTGCGCACTTTTCCTTTTGCGCAGTGCGCAATTTCTTCTGCGCAGGTTTTTGCGCAGTTTGCGCAGTGGGTTTCTTGATGTATCGGCGGGCAGTAGCGTAATTCAGTCCCTGCGCTTCACACCAATCCTTCGGTGATACGCCGGTTGCGGCATGATCGGACAGGAACCGTTGCTGAAGCTCGCCCCAGTCCGGTTTTGCCATGAATTCCTCTGGTTTTTATCCGCTTGAAGGTAGATATTATTGAATCGAATCGATGATGTACTCGCGACAACACATTTGTTGTTTGTCGGTGAGTGCCATGTTTACCTTGGGTTAAGCTAATGGGAAAGTACCCAATAGAAACGCCCTGACATGAAGGCCTTGGGAACCATGAAGGAAAATTTCACAATTGAAATAAGGCGTTACCTAATAAACCGCTTTATTGATATAGCAATAGAACAAAAGCTGTCTAAGCTCAACTATGCTACCCGGTTAGAAAATGACAAATTTGAAATAATGGGATGTGAACCACTCGATAATCCTGTAACTCATTTCGAAAAGCAGGTCGTACAAGCATGCTCATATAGGATTAAGGCATCACTTGAACTAGCTATTACCCTTAAGGTAATAAAAGATGAAATCCATCCAGTGGTGTTATTTGGCGATCACACTTGGATGCAGTTATATGGCGTAACGCGTTTCGGGCGACTTTATCGAAAACTACCAAGATTATTACAAACCTGCATCATTGGATTAACATTAAAAAGCCAGCAACTAATTAAAACTACTACTAAATATAAATGGCTGGCGGGCCTTGTAAGTTTCTTTATGCTTGCGGCAAAGGTATGGCAATCTGGGGCTATCGATAAAGCCTGGATAGGCATTAGCGCTGCATCTGGCTTATTATTTTTGTGGTTACTATCATTTTGGCGATAGTATTAATTATTATCGAGCCACCTCTTGAAGTGGCTCTGTAATGCCTTAGCTGGCCTGCTCAGCGCCGGTATCAAACAGCGCCAGCGCTTCAGTCGCTTCCTGAATCGCCTTTCGGGTCTTTGAGACAATCTCGCTTTCCGTGAAAACACGATCGAAAGAGTCTGCAAATAGCTCAGACTTCAGATAGCTGTCGCCTACCCAGTCAATGGCCAGCTTGGCCGCTGCGGTGTCGTAGTTAACTTTCTTGATGATATCCAGGCGGATTTGCTCGGATGCGGTGATCTCTGACATGTCTTACCTCTGTGCGATGTGGGGAGCATTATCGAAGCCACTCGGTGAATGGCTCCTGTAATGCTTAATCTTCCAGCTGAAGTACGCCGTGCTCTTCTGATTCTGAGTAAGCGATAAGGCCCTCGTAACCAGGCACAGTGCTGCCGTCTTCAGCTTCAAATTCCGGGATGCTGGCCTGAGAGATCGTGTAAGCGGGTTGGCCGTCCTGCTCCACGAAATCTGCCAGAGCTTTAATTTGCTCTGCGGTAAGAACTAATGGAGTCATGTTTCATCCTTTTGTGGGGATATTGTTGGTCTTATCCCTTGGTGGGGGTAATGTTTGGGCAATTGGCCTGCACTGCTTTGTTGTGCGCCAATTTGCTTTTACCGGCTCGTAGGTGGATATTGTTGGGATGGAAAGCATGGAGATAACCAAATGAAACAGATACTTTTTACATGGTTTGCTTTTACAAATACCTATGCCTGCATCACCGCCAGCATTAACGTGAACAACTCACTAATGCTTGATTCATCTGTGCCGTGGATTGTTGGGGTTTCTCTTGGAGTAATCACCAATTACTTATTGGCTAAGAAACTGAAGGAAAGCGGGTTTCTGTAGCCCTGCCTGTTACTAGCCTGCTTACTTCTTAACGCTGTCCGGCATCACCGCACCAACAACGCCAGCCAGCGCCACACCGCCAGCGATGACGGTTTCCTGAATGCCCGGAGGCATCTGATAACCAAATACGCCAGCAATGACCAGGATGATGCCGCGCCAGGTTGACGGCTCTTTCAGCCGATTAATGAGATAGTTCATAAGTTACCTTCAGCTTTATTGTTTAACTTCCGCTACGACGCCGCCAGCGGCTTTGAATTTTGCGATGAGGTTACTGGCCTTATGCTCAAACTGGCCGTAGCCCGCGCCGGGGAGAGACGCCCAGATATTGCTGCAACGGTAGATGGCCTGAAGAAGCTGCCCGTTGTCAATGAGCGGCAAAGCTCCACGCTCTTTAATTTGCTGCAGGGCCACCTGGTCCTGCGACGCCGGTGAGAAGTCTTTCAGTCCCAGCTGCTTACGGTATGCATCCCACCACTTGGCCAGCAGCTGATAGCGGCCCGATGCGGTGGATTTAATACCCAGCTTTGGCAGGTTAACCAACTTGCGTGGATGATCGCTGTAGTCAGTAAAGAGTGAACCACCAACAATGACGTCATAGCCTCGGTTCTTTGTCGGCTGCCCCGCTTTGTCTGTACCTTCAGACCAAGCGAGCATGTCCAGAAACGCTTTACGTTGTTTATTGATCTCCAGCATCATCAACTCCTGCCTTTCTGGCTGCGATTTTTTTAATCAAGCTCCCGATCGAGTCAGTACCGATATAGCCAATGAAGACACTGGCGATGTAGGCGAGATTGCTGCTCAGGCCAATGAAGTCGAGAAGGTCACGGACGAACCAGGCGATCATCGCGCACATGACAGCATCGATCAGCGTCTTCGCCATGGCGCCACCGTTATAGCGGCCACGCAAATACGCCATGATGAAAGCCAGTATTGCGCCGATACCCTGCTCCTTAGCTGCCAGCAGAGCGGCGATGAAATCTTGTTTGTAGGGCATTCGCATAAGCCTCACCTCCGTTAATGACGGATGGCGCTGTGTGTTTGAAAAGGTTCAGGCCCATCGGGCTGATTTAGCGAAAAGCCTTAAACGGAGCCACCCGTGAGCCTGAAATGAAAAAGGCCGCGCAATAGCACAGCCCTTAAATGTTTTTGGTTAGTTGAAGTGCCTTGATCAGGCGAAAAAAAGCCCGCTCTAACGGGCGGGCAGAAAGGTAGGCATTCTGATTTTGTAACGGTTCGATACGCACCTAATAGTCCGAGCTACCGATTTACCAGGAGAGCGCTCATTATTCCGTTACTGCCTTTTAAACATAGTTGGAGAAGCCGAAACGGCAACCCCACTACCAAATAGCTTAGTAGCATTGCATATGGTGCCGGGTGCCTCCCGGTGAGCATGCCCCAGCCGGCATGGCCCGCGCTGCATTTACAGGTTTCTGTAACTGACTGGTCGCCCCTCCGCACAGGGGGATTCACCACATCAATACGTTATGCTGCAAACATAGCTAGCGTCAATACACTCTGCATACATTGCTATCGAAGAGCGACTAATCACAGGCATAAAAAACCCGCATTTTATGCGGGTTTCTGACTTTGCAGCTTAGATTATCTGAATGCTGAATTCAGAGAAACTTCAGCATCCGGTTCGTGCGTAATTCTGTTTCTGAGATCCCGGCGAATTATCTCAATTGACCAGAACCACACCAGGTGACCAAATATTTCAGAAACGTTTTCATACCATGGAAGCTCAATCAACGGTGGGGTTAGGCCCATAAGCGGGAACGAAATCATATGGACAAAGAGTTGTGCGAGTGCACCTGCAAGCAAACCCTGCCACAGCTTGATTTTTGGAAACACCTCAGCAACTACACAATACCCAACCGCGAACACGATCGAGAATATGATATGTGTTACGCCTACCCAGTTAAACACATGTCCGGCGAAGGTATAGACAGCCGCATTTGGATCGACCAGCCCTAACCAATCACGCAGAAAAATATAAGGAGGGTTAAGGAAGTTTCTGGAGCAATCAATTTGCCCGGCAGCTCGAATTAATGACTCTGGTCCACAGGCACTGGTAAACATATCGACAGGACTACGCGGTGGTAATGGTACTTCAGCACCCCATTTAACAAATGCTGAAACAACCCCAGAAATAAGCCCGACAAACAATGCAACGCCATAATGCCGTCTGCGAGGTTCGGTACGCACAAAAATATCTTTTAACGCCATAAGACCATCACTTATAAAGAATATTTACAGTTCCTTAATATTCCTTAAGTTTGGCGCATGGCATTTTGATGCAGATCACACTTTATAGCCGATTTCAGGCATTTGTTTTCAAAAACATAAAACCCTGCAGTAGCAGGGTTTATATGAATGTTTTCGTTCAGGCACTTTATTCCACGATTTAAAATATACACGACAACTTCGGACAAAATCAAGCATTGTGCGCTTAAAATGCAAAATAATGCGCCCATTTACTCAATCAGCTGTTGCTCGTTGAAACTCTTTATCTGCCCTCTCCTCTTCCTTCCAGCACAGGTCCACCAGCGCATCGCAGAAAGGTTTCCAGTTGCGTGTCCATGTTCTGATGTGCAGGTCTGGGACAAGCGTCAGAATCGCTTTGTAAGCAGCAGTAGACGGCATCGTTGAAAAGCCATTCCCCGAACAGCGCTCACAGATTTTATATACCGGTGCTCCCTGCTCTTTTGTCGCTTTGCGGTCCAGAACCTGGCCAGAACCACCACAGCGGCAGCGAGCGTTTATTTTCCCCTTACCGTCACAGGCTTCACACTTAGCGCTTATGATGGCTGTTACTTCAGTCCACTTATCCCAGTCGGAAGGACGGACAGCACGGGACCTGTTTGCCCAATATGGTGCTTTGCCCCAGGGATTAGAAACTTTGCGTTCCGTGGTAGTGGTTTCAATCTGTCCTGTGCCATTGCATACCCTGCAGGCTCCCGTTGTTTCCGCGGACCGGGAATATTCCGCAAAAGCAAACTGCGCCAAAATCAGGCAGCAGCGACCCAACTCTTTACCCGCTGTTTTGCGTACGTTCTTCGGTGCAGTTTCAATCGCATACCGCGCCAGCGCCTGAACTGCGAGCTGTTCATCCGTTTTGCTGATACCAGCCTTTCCGAAGAAAGCGGCCAGGCCGAAGCGCGCACGACTGCTGGTGGTACCGATAGCCGCCATAACATCTGTTCCGGTCAGGCGATTTGGTGTTGTGCTTTTCACGTCATCGCTGATGTGCATACCCTGAGGGCTGAAATGTTTTAAGGATGCTTCGAGTTTCATGCTTTCAGTAACCCCTCTTGTTTCCATATAGCCAAAGTTCTGAGCACGCCTTCGGCATGCATCAGGCGCAGTTCGTCGCGGGTGAAATCGGTGGTTTTGGTTCGGCCGTCGATCACGTCATGGCACCCGTTGCAGGCTATAGCCGCCTGGGTATCATCTGGTTTGCATCCAGTACCACAGGTGCCAGCCAGTCGGTAATGTGCCAGCACGCTGGTTTCCGGGTTGCCGTTGCAGTACCCGGGGATCCGGACGGTGCATTCGCGGCCGCGAGCCTCTTTACGTAGGTTCGCCATGCTCACCCCCATATCCTGTTGCGCCAGCGGGAGTCCGGCCGCGGCGGGTTTTTGTCCTCCACCAGCTGCGCGCTGACGGTCCAGGTAAGGAAGTCAGGGTTTAAGCTGCGTTCAACCTTAATCCCCCGCTGACGGTATCTCGCTACCAATTCTTCGGCCTGCTGCGTTGTGCATTCGGTATGGGCGAACCATGATTTCTTCATAGTCATCACCCCACAAAGCTTAAAAGCTGGTTTGCGGCGTTCTCGGCTTCCTGCCGGCTGTTGAACGAGCGGGAGAGGATCCACCGCCAGAGAACATCGAGCGATGCTTTGTACAGTTCCTGGAATTCGCATTCGTCCATGCTGGCGAAAGAAATGCTACGAGGGTGTTTTTTCAGTGTGCCGTCCGGCAGCTGTATGGCGTCATAGTGTCCGGCTTCAACGATGACCCACGCCCGGTAGGCGTCGAAAGATTTGCAGATGCTGATGCTGCCTGCGCGCTTCTCGGCTATACGGTCGAGGTATTGCCCGGCGGCATCAAGCAACGCCGATTCACTCCCACCATATGCCGCCAGGTATTTGGCGTAGCCGGTGATAAGTCTGCGCTCGTTAGACGAAATCGCTCCGCCGGTAGGTTCCCAGTATTCGAACCCCAGATTGAGTAATGCGAAATAGCGGCGGTGAAATGCCGGATTGCGGACAAGCTTAAAGTCGGCTTCCAGAACGGCGCCGAGCTTGCATTTTGATTGCAAGAAATCGCTGGTCTCCGGCGTGGCGGGGATCAGTATTCCTTGGGTCTGTTTTATCAGTTGTAATTGTTGCGCCATCGGTTTCACTCCGTGGCGCTGAGATGCTCCGTTGCCGTTGTTCAGGCGGCAGGTAAATTATCGCAGCTTACTCTCGGTTTCGTCAATGCAACCAGCATCATTAGCCAGTTCTTTAAACTCTTCAATAGTCAGCAAAAACTGGTTTTTTCTTACCTTTTCGAGCCCGGTTATTTTTCCTTCCTCACTCGAAATTAAAAACTTCCCGCCTTGCCTGATTATGTCCACCACTTCGGCGATATCCAGCTCCACTTCATCCCCCTGAGCGACATACAGACGCAAAAATATAGTCCGGCGACAGCATCAAAGGGACACGCTTATTGCGATGCTTTGGGAAAATGCCAGCCACCAAAAGGCGAATCAGTAAAACCAGTCGTCTGCGCTTTCCCACGTCTCTTGCAGGATTTGTTCTACACGCTTTTTATCGCCATCAGCGCCGCCCAAAACGCTAAGTCCATCGTTGCTTGTGCGTCGAATGGTTAATTTGCAGTCATCATAAGACTGGGACAAGCGGCGCAGCAATTCTTGCTCAAGCGCAGGTATGGCGCCATCAGGGAGTTTTTTATGTTTATCAATTGTGACTTCAACTTTCATGGTTAGCACCTCACACGGATACTGTATAAATAAACAGTATACCGGTTACATGAAATGTTCAACCCCTCTGCAGCACTTTTTGCCAACACCATGCTTATGTTTAGATTGATGTTTTTCCATAATAAAAAACCCGCCGAAGCGGGCTTTATCATGTACATGATCGGCGCAGCGTAGAGCCGGGGGGCGTAAACAATATCCGCTAGGCCATGAAAAGCGCCAAGAGACCGGGCAACTTCCGTAACCTGTTTATGTACTCACCTAACGGGAAGAAGGACGGCATTCAAATTATTCCGATGTCAGAAGTGGCTGCAAAAGATGAGTTCCTTAACATTAAGAATGTGAGCCGTTACGACATGATGGCAGCTCATCGTGTGCCACCTCAGATGATGGGAATTATGCCGAGTAATGTTGAGGGGGTTGGGGATGTGGAGAACGCTAGTTACGAGTTTTTACGTAACGGATTGATTACTCAACAAAAACAACCCGAAGGACTTAATGAATGGTTAGGGAAGAAAATTATGAATTTTGAGAAATATCAACTAAAACCTTCAACTTAATAGAAAATATGGGCGGCGGTATTAATACCGCCAACTGTTAAATTTCTCTGTCAAGAATATGATAAACGATTGTCTCAGTTAAGTACTTGACCATACTCTCGTTAACACAGACAGAACCATTCTTGGACATTTCAAATTCACAACGATTTCCAAGAACATAACCTGTCGCCTTGACCTTATCAAGTGAATATGCCTTATCCCCGATGAGATCTTTCACATCATCAAAAGCATTTTTCTTCGATGTAATCTCTACGGTCGCCTTCGAATTATCATTAACTATCAAATTACTAACCTTCACTTTTTTTATACTAACAAGATTCAAGTCATACTTTTCGCGCAGCGAATCCAAATACTCTGACAGCTTAATATCTACTATGCCAAACCCTATTTTATAACCTGAATCCGCACTAAGTCGCTCTGTCAAAGCCTTTATTGACTTAGATGGATTGTAAACGGTCAATAAATACAACCTACCTATGAGCTTAGATATAGAGAACTGGATTGACTCATAGGTAATAAACTCTTGTTCGTTTTCATTACCCAAAGGGTCAATTGAAGTCTGTTTATTCAACTTAGCTTCAGTATACGTAGCTGATAACCCGTCAGTTGAGACGTCAACATCAGAATAACCATAACCAAACTCTTCAGAGTATTTATTACTCTTTATATGAAAAGCAATCTCACTCAATGTAAGATTAGATTTCAATCTATTCCATTTAATCCTGATGAGATTTTCCATCTTTCTTCCCCTGAGCCTGTTTATTTAATTCAATTATAATGGAACGGGCTGTTTTTTCAATCATGCGACTAAAAAATAACTTCTGCCCATCATTCAATTGAACTATTGTTTTATTATACTCACCTCCTCCTTTGTATTTTTTAATACCCTTGGCTATATATGAAAAACCCTTGAAGTTTTGAGCATCATTAAACTGTGCTTCAAACTCAAAAATGTTTGGATCCGCTCCTTTCTCTTTAACTCGCCATTTTATTTTGCATATATAAAAGCCACGTTCATAAAGGGAGTTGATTTCTTCAGATTTCAGCACACCTTCACCTTTCAGAGATGCCTTACTAACATGTACGCCTATATCTGTTTCGCCATCTTCCTCTTCAATCTCTTCTGGTTTTGGATGGTAAACATAAGCATCTGTTACATCATCTAGATCATAACCCTCCAGCCCATTTATTAATTTAGTAAAGAAATCAGTTCTGGACTGGGGCGAATCAATATTTTCTAGACTTATTTCTTGGATATCGAGAGTTGCTTCAGAAATTGGTTTCCCTTCCTCAATTGCTTTTTCTTTTGATAACCTCTCTACAATAGCAAGCAGTTGATTCTCATAAACTTCGGTTTGTTCGTTATCTGGGCGGCGAATCACATAACCATCTTCTGTTGGTTCCACCTCGATAACAGCTTGCTTTTTAACGACTTGTTTGAAATCGCTTTTTGAAAAATTGGTTGACATATAAGTTATATGGACATTTATCATACCACTTCTATCAGCAACCACATGGCAGAGGTCTTTATGATCTGTAAGCTCTTTTTTTAGAGTATCTGCCGCTTTCAATAAAATTGTTTTTTCCGGCATGTTAGATACTAACCTTGAAGTAGAACGCTCCCTTCGTGGCTCACTTCCTAATATTTCTGCAATTTTCTGATGATCATAGTAATCATGTGTAAATTTTGAGAAATTTTTAGCTAATAATTTTCTATCCGTGTTTTTTGAAATAATTATACCTCGAGAAAGAAAAAGCTCCCTCATCTCATTTTGAGTCACTTGTGACTGATTAAGAGCATCACATAAAACCTTATCCGTCACACTATAAATATTGCTCATATTAATAATCCCAAGATGTTGATTCAGTGCTGTAAAACTCTTTAACCGTAGGAACTAAATAAATATCCATAGAAAGTAATTTTTGCTTTGCACTATCATCATAATTCCAATCAAATGCATATTTCTGAAGAGCTCTATTAAAATGTGATCTTATTGAATCATTTCGATCTTTTGTAGCGATGCGTATTCTTATGTTATTTTTCCCATTCAGAATCTGGTAATTGGTTAAAAGATCAAAAAGATAATAAAACTCCATATCTGTAGAACCTGGTCGGTTGTAATAAACAACATACCCCTCTGGATAAACTTCCACTTCTTTCTTTAAATCACGATCATAAGAATAAACTGCATCATGTTTAATAATTAAAAATGGAGCTGTCAAAGATTCAATCGTTGCAGGCAAGTAATCATCGGTGACAATTACCTTATGATATGTCAGTTGAGGATAATAAAAACCGTATTCCTCTCTCGGGAATTGATTATCTCTAATTAACTCATTCATATCAGCGATTATAGATAGCATATAGC